AGCTCCCACTGGGGGCTCATGTGGGCATCGACACCAGCGGTGGCAACCGTGAATATAAATCATGCAGGGACCCCCCACAGGTCCCAGGGGGAGTTGTAGACCCCCGCCCCGCACTAGGGCTACCGTTCGATCCGGAAGTGTGCAAGGCCATCCTAACCGATGGTCCAAGCGGGTTTGAGGCCCTGCGCCCGGGACCTATATTGGCCAGTCTAACAGCTGGTCTCCAACAGGCTACCCACGACGCGTCCGTCGTGGCTATCGCCAATGGTCCCATGGGCATCGTAGGCGACCTAGTCGGGTCGCAAGGCATCGCAGCCGGCTTGTTCGAGCCGGGCGACGCGGAGCGCAAACTCCGCGAAGATGAAAGGCATTTGGCTCGCTTAACGCTCGATCGCAAGATTGCAGACCGCGAGTATCATATGCCTATGGGCCGTGATCAATACAAGAACCACGCCATTGTCCTGTACAATAGCGAGCAAGACGAATATGGTTTTAAGGTCAACGGTATGGGGGTATATGGCCTCCAGGGCGACGTATATGAGAAATACAAATGGTACGTGCCCCCTCCTCCGCGCCACAATGTCAATGTCGATTCATGGTATTGTGGTTGCAACGAATGCGTGCGCCCTGGTCAAGAAAACCACGACTTCGCGAACGTAGGTTGCCCTTTCAGCGAGGGCACCCTGCACGGGAGAGACACTCACCACCCTAAATTTCCTATCGGAATAAGGGACACCCACCATAAGAAATTGCTACAGCGATTTGGGCGCGATTACGAACGCGTCGATGGTGAGTGGGCGGTGAGAATGTTCGAACGAGAGTTGCCCGACCCATTGTCGGACGAGTACGCTCTTGCCGAAAGTCAGGACCACCACCGTGAGCCGGTGGTGGTTCGCCGTGCTGACACTAGGAAGGAGAAGGAGAAGCTTAATTATCTCCCAGGCGACCAGATCTATCTTTATGACCCTATGGTCATTGAGGTCGTCGCCAACAATCAAGTCGTGCCCGCAAAAACCGACGGTCAAAACGGGCGTAAAGACATTGATTCTTCTGTGTATGCTATCGGCAAGCAATACACCGGTGAGATTCATCGCCCAACTGGAGTCCGCTCCAAGAGGTACAACGCGCGCTTTTCGCCGCTTGTACTTGCAGCCACCCTCATGACCATGGGTGCCAACGCTTTCGTGCACACGGGCATGGATTTTGACCAATTGGACGGTCTGGCTTTCAAGTCTCAGAGTCAACAAATGAGACAGGGAGCCCCGGATCGTTCTAGGTCTATCCAAGAATTTAGGGATAAGATTTATTCCGAATTCGCTTGCGATGTCGGCGACTTCATTAACTACTCGGCTCATACCGAGGCGGTTAAAAACCCCATCGACGACTTAGGCGTCGCGTTTTACGAATTATATGACTATTACGGTCTTTTCGACAAAGCTAGGGGTTTTGGAGCCGACATCGCAACAGATTACTACGACGAGATAGCTCACCAAGCCGAAGATATCGGACTGTTCAATACGATCATGATGATCTTTATCACGGCTTTCGCAGGTGTTATAGCTTTCAATTTCGTGGTATCCGTCTGCAATATAGTAGCCCTTCTCTTGGGCTATGCGAAGGATGGCCTATATTGGGCTTGGACCAGATTTATGTACTATGCTTACACGGCATATCTCGTAATCTTCCAGTGCAGTTTTAGGCAGCTGTGCTCTTTTAAAATTAAGAGCAGGGTTTACTACATTGCTAGAGGCTTCGTCGTAGATCCCAGGGACAAAGGAGTCCACATAGCCCCCGATCGAGTCATTGAGATGGCTTGCCCCAACAGCGAACTCGAGCCCGTCAATTCGGTTGACGACAAGCTCATAGTATCCGAGATACTGTTCTATGTAGCTGATCCGGGTGCCACCGCTGTAAAAAGGCGTTGGATGGACCCCACCGTGATGCAATACGTCAGTTCAGGTTCTGTTATTAAGAACAAGATGTTCGACGGAACCATTGAGTTCTTGCTTACAGGCTCAGCTCACGGTACCCAGTACGCCACTCATTTTTCTGCGAAGAATACGCACAAAAAGTTTGGCATCCAGCGCTTTGAGCCTCTTCCTGAGAGGCTGGTGCGCACGCCCCATGCCCATGACGATGACACCGACATCTCTGTCTGGCGCGTCAATGGCGGCCAGCTAGCTCGCGCCAGTGGCTTGAATTATCCCACCC